ACGGAGCTTACATAACGCTTAAAAGCAAATGCTCCATAACACACAATTTATTAATTGTGAATTACAGTGAGGTAGAAGCAGAAAATCTTCTGGCTTCATATTCATTTTGGTCCCATTTCATCAATTGATAAGGAAGGGACTGTGCGAGACCGTATCTATCTTCTAGATATTTACTGACTCGATACAAGTAGTGGGAATTGATCCCAGCATCTAGGTGGATACTCTTCGCTCGGAGGGCGGAGATGTCACCTGATGGCACAGCGTATTCGGGATACGCTAACATACGTAAACAGACGAGCTCGTCACGGGCATTCTGTTGTTCTCGAACAGATCTGCTAAGAAACGTGATTTGATCAGCTGCTTTGGAGACGTCTGACTTGAGGATGTTGATCTTCAGCCAAGTGGTTCGCAAATAGTCTTGAACCGCTCCAATGGTATGTACTGAATTGAATGGACAGCAGCAAGGCTGTCATCGCCATGTGTGTAGACCTTAGCGAATTCGTTTGTCAAACGAAGCATCATATACTGTATACGAACATAGTTCGTGATGCTCCCAATGATATTGGTAAAGCAACTGCCAGATGGTATTCCGTGGGTCTTCACGTATAATACTCCCTTTGGGCTAGCAATCTTTCGGTAGATGAACAATTCAGTTAAGAAACGCCATATCTGAGTTTCGATATTCGACGGAAATATCAGCATATTCTCCAGACACTCGAAAGCGAATCTTAGTTCCCATTCTTGTACAGAGGCATCAAACTGCGACCAATCAAACATGTAGACATAGTCGTAGTTCGCTAATAGTTCTGCGATTATCGTCGGCACTGATAGTAATGGATTCCTTCCAATAAAGTAGAATGAATCGATGCTTTTGAAAGCTTCAATCAGCGGGTCTGCAAATAGACCTTCGAGTAAAACATAGTGAAATGCTTCACCCCAGACGTTTCGGATCTTGGACTTAACCTTGAGTTCTGAGAGCTGCGTTCTAGTGAATGCAACATCAGGGGTCGAGTCTTCGATGGCTTGTGAACCGTAACCGCGTTCATGATCTAACCTTTCGGCAATCGTGACAGCAGTACGCTTGGCCTTTTCATAATTATTGTTGTCGCCTTTGCGACCAACATAACCATAACCAGCGGCCGAGGAAGATAACCAACGTACATCATCAAAATTCTTGTATGACAATGCTTTGATATTTGGAAATTCTCGGAACAGTTTCAAAGTATGCTGCTTGGTTTTATTCCAAGCTTCATCTTTCGGCTCGGGGATCTTGGGGCCACCATATGCTTCGATAGCTTCAACATGCTTATCTAAACTATAATAACTCCTTGCCCAGCCAGCAAGCTCTTGTTGGAGAGTAAACGGTACGTAAAGTCGTATTGCCTTCATAGCATAGTCATCTACAATAACTTTAAACTCCTCTCTGGATTTACGTTCAGGAATATTACCAATAACTTCGAGTCCTTTGGAGATATTACGGAACCTATTATCCATAGTTGTGCGGCGATTCTCAGGGTGAATAATCAACACGTTAAACGTAGAAATTCTTCAACTAAGAGACCTGCACGGTACAGTAGTGGTTAGAGTCGGTAGAAAGTATGAACAATACATAAAATCCTAATAAAAACTCTAGACACAATCCTGAACAATACATAAAATCCTAATAAAAACTCTAGACAC